TGTCATGCGATTTTTTTTTACGGGGGCCCACCGTGGACGAAGCTCCGACGAGCGGCGCCAGGCTGCGCGGCATGGTCGTCGAGTCGACGGATCCGCGGACGGCGGTTCTGTTGCTCGAGGCGGCTCGGATCGCTGATCGGCTCGACCAGATCGACGCGATCATCACGGGCAAGGCCGACTGGATCGAGCTCATGCACTTCCGCACGAAGAACGACGACGCGCAGGAAGTCACGGTGACGCTCGACGACGTGCTCGCCGAGGCTCGCCAGCAGGCGACGACGCTTCGCGGGATCCTCGCCCAGCTGGATGTGCCGAAGGCCGAGGTCGCAGCACCGAAGGTGAGGTCGGGTCTTGACGAACTCCGCGCTCGCCGAGCCGCGCGCACTGCCGAAGGGGTCGCAGACTCCGCGGGTGCTGCACCGGCCTAAGTTCGACTCCGAGTCCGACGCCCATGACGCGATCGACGTGATGGCGATGTGCGGGCAGACGCTCGACCTGTGGCAATGCCTTCTCGTGTGCGTCACGCTCGCGACGATGCTCGGCCGGCTGGCGGCGACGTCGGTCGCGGCGCTCGTCGCACGGCAGAACGGCAAGGGCGGCTGGCTCGAGGCGATCGCGATCTGGTCGCTGTTCGAGCCGTTCCTCACTGGCCGGCAGTTCGGCACGAACCCGAAGCGGCTCGGCGACAAGAACATCACGCTGTGGACGGCGCACGAACTCAAGACGAGCGACGTCGCCTATCTCCGCGTGAAGGCGCTCATCCAGGCGAACGACGAGCTCGCCGCGCAGGTCGTGCGGTGGGATGGCGGCCTGACCGGGCAGCACATCATCGAGCTACGTGACGGGTCGATCCTCGCGTTCATCGCCCGGTCGAAGTCATCGGGCCGTGGCTTCTCGCCGAGGCGCATCATCTGCGACGAGTCGCAAGAGTTCTCCGCGCTCGCGCACCGCGCGCTCATGTACTCGACATCGGCGCAGGGCAAGAACCGGCAGATGATCTACACCGGCACGGTCCCGTCGGAGGAGAACAACGCCGAGATCTTCACAGGGCTCCGCGACGCCGGCCGTGCCGGCAAGGGTGAGCGGTCGGCGTGGGCGGAATGGACGCCGACCGGATCCGACGAGCCGAACGCGAAGATCGACGGCACGTCATGGGCGGCGCGGGCTCAAGCGAACCCGGCGCTCGGCTCCGAGCGGCTGCTGTACGAGACCCTCGACGACGAGTGGGATGCGGCGCAGTCGGATATCGACGGCTTCCTCCGCGAGCGCCTGTCTGTCTGGCCGACACCGATCGACGAGTCGGGGGCGGTCGTGAATCTTGCGAACTGGAACGGCGTGTGCTGCGACCCTGGGTCGCAGATCGTCGGCCGGCCCCGGTTCGTGCTGGACGTGCCGCCGTCCCGCGCGTGGGCAGCTATGGGGGTGGCTGGTGAGCGTGCGGACGGTGTGCACCATATCGAGATCACGTCACGTGACGGTGTGATCGACCATCGTCCCGGCGTCGAGTGGGTCGTTCCCCGGTGCAGGGCGCTGAAGGCGTCCGATCCGGGCTTCGTGTTGACGATCGTCAACGGTTCGTCGGCGGAGGCGCTGATCCCGGCGCTCACCGAGGCCGGTATCCGGATCGACTACGTGCCAGCCGGTGAGGTTCCGGCGGCGTGCGGGGCACTGTACGACGCGATCGAGGCTGGCACGGTGCGCCATGTGGGCCAGGACTGCCTCACCGACGCGTTGCGCGCGGCGCGGAAGAACGCCGAGAACGGTGAGTCCGCGTGGCGCTGGGGGCGCCGGAAGTCGTCGGCGGACATCACGCCGCTGTACGCCGTGACGGTCGCGCTGTGGGCGCTGAAGAACAGGCCAGCACTCGTCGAACCGTCCGCGATCTTCGTGTGAGGAGGCCGTCATGCGGCTGTCGCTGATCCTTCTCATCATCGCCGCCGTGGGTGTCGGCGTCGGCCTCGGCTTGTGGATCCATGTCGGCGCTGGCATCACGTTCGGTTCGCTGGCGCTCGCCGGGATCGCGCTGTTCCGTGACGACGGCAAGGGACACCGGGGAGGTCGGCGATGAGGCTCATCGACCGGATCCGTGACGTCATCGTGCCGTACCCCACCGACCCGAACTTCACCGGCTCCGGCGCGTCCGGCTTCATGCAGACGTACATGAGCGGCGACGGGATGCGCGGCGAGGCGATCGGGAACGACTTCAAGTCGTACACGACGGTCGGATACCAGGGCAACGGGCCCGTGTTCGCCGTCTGCAACGCCCGCCTTCGCCTCATCGGTGAGGCCGTGTTCAAGTACCGCGACCAGTCGACGAAGGAACTGTTCGGCGACACGTCGCTCGGGATCCTCGAGAACCCGTGGCCGAACGGCACGACGTCGGATCTTCTCGGCCGGATGGTCGTCGACGCCGACCTCGCAGGCAACGCCTACGTGCACCGTGTCGGCCCCGACCGGCTCGAGCGGTTGCGCCCCGACTGGGTGCGGATCGTGTCGCTGCAGTTCCAGGACCCCGACACCGAGAACACGTACAAGGAGATCGTCGGCTACGCGTACACGGAGGGCGGCACCGGCGAACCGGAGTTCTACCCCGTCGACGACGTCGCACACTGGACGCCGATCCCAGACCCGCTGTCAGACTTCCGCGGCATGTCATGGCTGACACCCGTCGCCCGCGAGGTCAACGCCGACCTGACGATGATCGCGTACACGCAGAAGTTCTTCGACAACGCGGCGACACCGAACCTGTTGATCCGGTATCAGGGGAAGGTCGACCCCAGCTGGATCGCGAAGCTGAAGGCGCAGATCGACGCGACGCACGGCGGCATCGAGAACGCGCACAAGACCCTCGTGCTCGATGAGGGCGCGGATGTGACGCTCGTCGGGTCGAAGTTCCGCGACATGCTGTTCACCGACCTGCAGAACGCGGGCGAGGTCCGCATCGCCGCCGCGGGCGGGGTGCCGGCGATCGTCGCCGGCCTGCAGGCGGGTCTCGACGCGTCGACGATGGCGAACTACGCGGCCGCGTACCGCAATTTCGCCGATTCGACGATGAACCCGCTATGGCGTGGCGTGTGCGCGGCGCTGAGCAAGTTCGTCGAGGCCCCGCGTCCCGGTGTCGAGCTCTGGTTCGACACGCGTGACATTCCGGCGCTGCGGGACGCGGAGATGGACCGGCAGAAGGGCAACGCCCAGATGTCGATCGCCGTGATGAACCTCGTGAACGCCGGCTATGACCCCATGACCGTTGTAAAGGCCGTCGTCAGCGGCGACATGAGTCTGCTCAAGCACACGGGCCTCGTATCCGTCCAATTGCTTCCACCAGGGAGCACGCCGAAGCCCGCAGGGCTGACATCCGACGAGAAAGCAGCCACAGGAGGCGCATCGTGAACGAATTCACGCGATCCTTCCCGCTCGAGGACATCACTGTTCGGTCGGGTGGCACCGGCCGCACGGTCGAGGCGTACGCGGCCGTGTTCGGCCAGGATGTGCCGATCTCCGACCGCGATGGCGACTACATCGAGCGGATCTCTCCGACCGCGTTCGATAAGACGCTCGCCGAGCGTGGAACTAACTTCGGTGTCCTGTTCAACCACGGGATGACGATCTACGGCACGCCGTCGGACGCCGCGACGATGCCGATCGGGACGTGTGTCGAGGCGCGTGTCGACGGTCACGGGCTGCGGACGGTCACCGAGTACAACCGGACGCAACTAGCCGACGATGCGCTCGAGGCGATCAAGGCGGGGTCGTTGCGCGCGCAGTCGTTCGCGGGCCGGTTCGTGCAGTCAGACAAGAAGGGCCCGTTCCGCGCGGTCCGCGGTCAGCGGACGACGGTCACCCGGCAGGAGATCGCGCTGCGCGAGTACGGTCCGACACCGTTCCCCGCGTACGACACCGCCGTGATCACCGGTGTACGCGCCGACTTCGGTCAGCTGCTCACCGAGCTCGACGCGCTCGACGCCGACCTCGAGCCGGATGCCGCGCGCGCCGCGGTCGCCGAGATCCTCGGCCTGCACCCGGACGAGATCGACGACGTTCTCGCCCGACTGTCTTCCCTGACCACTCGCCACGCGAGCGAGCCGGCAGGAACCACCACACCCACTCGGGGTGCCGGTGCCGACGAGCCGCGGACGCACTCGGGTCGGTCCATGCCGGAGCACATCAAGAACTTCACGCTCCCGGCGCAAACGACACCCCGGAAGGTGGCAAGAAAATGAACCGACTCAATGACGTGCTGGCGCGGATGTCCGCGATC